CGATCTCTACCCACAACGTGGGTTTAGCCGCACGCTCCACCGCCGCCGTGGACCATTCTGGAGGGGGAAAACTGAGGTTGTGGATCTCCGCGAAAGCCTCAAGTTGCCAAGGTACGAGATTCATCGAACCACCCAAGCACGTTATCAGAGCCCTTTGGAAAACCAAAGTATTGCCCAGGCTGAGACATACTATCGAGCGCATCACATACGCGCTTTAGACACTCAGCTCCGCGTACCTCATCAATAATAAAGAGAGCCGATTTACTGATGACCGAGCCGTATTCGCCCGCGATTTTAGCAGCCGCGTGGGGGTCAATGTCCTCTAAAACCTCATACAACAACCATGTGAGCTGACCAGCCACCGCGTTCACGTCGTCTATCAAAACTGAATCTGGATTAAAGATCATAACCTAACTTCCGTAACTGTTCTAGCGCATCCATAGCCCCCCACCCGACTATGGGTTCCCAGCCGAGACCTTCAAGCGTAGACAACCATTCCCGTTGCTTTCGCCTAACATCCGATGGCTTCCCGTCCCTACGTTTCATCTCGAGAGCGACCCCACATCTATCAGGCGATGCGGGGGGAGCTGAAAAAATCAACAAATCAGGGACACCTTGCTGCACACCCTCGGCTTTCAGCATCGCAGCCTCGCGTCGAATACGAAAGCCGCCATTAGGTACAGCACAGAAAATAATCTTGGCACGCGAAAGCGCCTTGACCACCTGTACTTGTTCCCAGTGCTCCGAGGGACCCGCCATTAGATTACATCACCTCCTATTCACCTACCTATACCACCCCCATGATCGTCGTGCCATTGGTATCGTTGGAGCAGACGGGTCAGCTCCACAATATGCAGACGGTCAAAGGTGGATATGGGTTTGGTTGATAGCTCCTTGGTCGCCTGCACCAGCGCATCCAACAGAACCAGACGAACATCGAGCCCCTTTGTCATAGACAACAGAAATCGGAGATCACGAAACACTGAAATCTGAGCACTCAATTTTTCCAGCTTACTCCACCTATCCTTAGATAGAGACAAGTCCCACATGGTCTGTGCTCGCGCCAGCTTCGCATCGAGGTTTTTAATCTCGTCATGTACAAAGGTACTCATGCAATCACTATAAGCACACAATACCCTACACCCCCGACACCTTGAGAACGGAATCAATCGACGGGGACAGTACTCCAAAAATAAATTTGACTTTTACGGTTTAGCCGTGATATCAAGGGCTATCAGTCAATGACGACTGGTACTAACTAACCGCCTCGAGAGGCAAAAGGACAAGACGATGTTATCACCTACTCTACTTAATCTACCGCACAAATTGTTCACCCCAGAGCGTGCGGAGATTGTCGCGAAAACGTTGAACGATTCTGACGATGACTGGACCTACGTTGTCCAGCATTGCCCGCAAGGTAAGGGACTATCCTTTATCAAAATTTTCGATGAGGACGGTCAGTTCGTAAGTAACTGGATATAGGACATAGGAGAAAAATGATGCAGTACCCTTTATACAAATTCATCTCAGGTTTGTTTCGACACACCAACCCCGACATCATCGAAGAGACTGAATACTATGTCAGTCAATACCTACCTAGTGGTTCGGGTTTTAACAGCGGTTCTCGGCTGGACACAGAGAAGAGTACCCCCGAAAAATTAGTATTCACCACCGCGTTCCAGCACATGAACGAACACGGATACTACACCCGATGGACGGAGCACACCGTTACAGTAACCCCGTCATTCTTTGGTATGAACATTAGGGTTAGCGGTAGGAATCACCGAGACATTAAAGACTACATCGCGGAGTGTTTTGATCACGTACTGAATGAGCAGGTAGGTGATGGACTTCGCAAGAAATACACGGAAATCATGCAGGCAGTCTGCGCCTAACCACAACCAATAGCGCCCCCACTAAGGGGGTAAAAGGATAAGACGATGGAAAATTACAGCGACTACTCATGGGAAGTATACGAGGAGGTTAATCACCTCGGCTGGATAATGGGCAACATGAAAGGGGTCAATGACTTCCATGACCTTCAGGAGTTCGGCGCGACCGATGCCCAGTACGCAGTTCTCAGGTTTGAAGTTCAAACCGCATACCAGAAATGGCTGGACGCCCCCGTACTCGTCTACGTTAACGCCTACCGAATCACCCGTCAGTATGGGGGACCAGAAGAGGGGGGCTGGTGGTTCGATTGTGGCGAGCCCCTTGGGTCTCTGCCCTGCACATCACAACGTGAAGCCAGAGCCCAGGTAGAAGAAATGCAGGCTAAGTTCAAGCACCTAGCCGAAGGCGACATCAACTCTGTACTGGGAGGCGCGGAGATTAGAGTCTACATCGAAGAAGAGTTCGCTCGATTCTACCCAGAAACCCGCCCGACATACGAATAGATTAACTAACCGCCCCGAGGGGGGCGTAGGAGACAAACTATGAAGGCTAAAGAAACCTGCGAAGATAGAATTCACGACGCATTAAACCGACGCCGAGAGGACATTGCAGAGTACCTCGAGAATTGGAAACAATTCCGATACGCGCCATACCCTGGAGCACGAGGATCAGCCCTGGATCGGAGTGGTCTGGCACTATGCCTAGACGCCAGGGAAGAAGACCTTGGTGATGGTAAATACAGAGTAGACCACTACGATCTAACGCTATCCTGGGGAGGACCTAGCGACGGTGTTCGTTTTTTTAAGGACGGACGTATCGAATACTATTTCATGGACTGGTACGACGGGGCAACGCTAGACGTAAGCAATGAAATATTGTTCTTTCAACTATACAAGAACATCAAATCACTCAGAGACTATAACAACAAGAAACTAATGACTTGGAGAGTAGTATGAGCTTTGAAATTTATGAAGGATACGACTGGCACAACGAAACTCCACTGTATCAGGTTATTGGTACTAACAACGATTACGTAGGCGAGTGGCACACCCACTACGAAGACGCGGAACTCGAGCTAGAACAAATCCAAAAATAAACGACTGGTACTAACTAACCGCCCCCCGCGAAGGGGGGCAAAAGAACGAAGACGAGCTGAAGAGGAGATAGAGATGGTAACCACATCGGACGAGATTAAATTCACACTTACCAGAGACCAGGCGTCCACGTTGCTCTTCATACTTGAAGGTTTCGACCCGCATGATGCAGATGTTGCGTTTGGCTGCGGGGATGGGGAGTTCGAGGACGTATTGGAATTGAACAACGCATGGTGTGAACTCTGCGACATTATCAAACGGTCACATAGTAGAAAAATAAATTTGTAATTACGGTTTAGCCGTGATAGAAAACAGATATCAGTCAATGACGACTGGTACTAACAACCCAGAAGCAGGAGTAGAAAAATGGAATTCAAAATCACACTTGGCAATGCTCGCCGCGTCGAAAATGAGATTCGATCTGAGAAGGATAGAACATTCGAGGTATTGGTGGACTACACAGACCCGTCCGTTGAGGGGGAGTCTTTAGGGTGGCTAACGTGCCTTCACGACTTTCATGTTCGGGACACCGACGCTGACCGTCCTCTCACATGGTATCTCATGGGCTCGAGTGGAGACCCGTTACCAGGGATCACGGAACAATACGGAAGCAAGGCGTCTGCGATTCGTGCCGCTGAATCTTGGATGAAGAACTTCATTGAGCGAGGCAGAATGCCAGGTTTAATGAGAGACGTGATCTCAGGGGAGGTTAAACTGTGAACGAGATTAAACCCTCAATGGACGAGATTAAATTCACACTGACAAGAGACCAGGCAGAGGGACTGGTCGTCATGTTGGCTGACTACGACGCATTCAAAAACCTAGACATCAAAGGTGAGGGGGCGTTGAGGGATTTCAAAACAGCGTGGGAGCTAAACGAAATTTGGTGCACCTTGTGCCAGAGACTGATTTCAGTACTCCAAAAATAAATTTGACTTTTACGGTTTAGCCGTGATAAAAACAGATATCAGTCAATGACGACTGACACTAACCGCCTCGAGAGGCAAAAGGACAAGACGATGCGAACAGTAACCACAACAACCAACCTCTACACATTCAATGAGCTGGACGAGGACACCCAGGCTAAAGTCATCGATGCGAATCGAGATATCCTAGTTGACCACGAATGGTGGGATTTAGTTGTCGATTCCTTCAAGCATGAGGTAGCGCCACGATTTGGGCTGGAATGCGACGAGGTTTATTTCAGTGGCTTTTCTTCCCAGGGCGACGGCGCATGCTTCACTGGCAGCTTCTGTTATGAGAAGGGCATGCGAGGCAAGGTAGCCGCCCTCGAGAGTCCAGAGCTGGACAAAATCGCAGACTATATCCTCGAGATTCAGAGCCGCAACTTCTACCAAGTATCTGGCACGATACGCCACAGGGGGCACTACTACCATTCCCACTGCACTCGATTCGAGATTGAACGTGACGACTGCGAAATGAGTTCAGACGACGAGTTCAGAATGAAAGACTGTTACAAGTGGTTAATGGACTGGCTCTATCAAACCCTGGAAACTGAGTACGACCACCTCACAAGCGAAGAAACTATCCGCGAATACCTAGAAGATTCCGAATGTGAATTCACTTCTTGCGGGAACCTTCACTGTTAAACCAAACCCAATAGCGCCCCCGCAAGGGGGCAAAGGAGAAAAGCAATGATTCAAAAGATGGAATACGTCACAGGGTTTGAATTTATAAGGCGTGAAGACTTCGCGCAAATGACCCGCGAGGAGTTGAAAGCCCACCTTGAGGGGCGCGGGTTCGCAGTGTCGGACGCTCAGACCCGAGAGGAACTGGAGAAGGTGGCCGATTCCGACTTTCTCACCGAATACTTTTCATGACGGAAACCAAACCCAATAGCGCCCCCGCAAGGGGGCAAAGGACAAAGATAATGTTTAAATTGAACCATAACGCATCCACGAACTTTACCCATCTTCAAGGGTACGTGAAGTTAAACCCCGCCCAAGTGGTGACTAAATTTGGGGCACCTCGAGGGGAGAGTTGTGACGGTAAAGTGAGTGGGGAGTACACCTTTGAATCTGACGAGGGTCAAGTCTTCACGCTATACGAGTGGAAGAGTACGACTTTGTACGATAGGGAGCTGGGATGCACCCCTAATCAATTCTGGTCACTAGACGCCCCTGTACAATTACACGTAGGGGGCAGGGTCAACGCCGACCGATTCATCCAATGGTTACAGGGAGAGCTAGGGGGGAAACAATGAAGTCATACGACAGATGGGTCACTGAGGGTGACGACCACACATGCGACCAATGCGGGTATGTATACACAAGCTCAGATGGTGGCTGTACCCCATGCGAGGCATGGAAAGAGGCAGTCTGCGAAGAGATATACCATCTTGCAGAGCAGCTAAACGACACAGAGCTTATTCACTTTCTTTGTGACGGGGAAGCTATGAGCCAGAGCCTGAGTACCCGAGAAAAGTGGTTAGATTTACTGGACCAGACGAGAGCGAGGACACTATGAAATTCAATTACAAACTTGTAGCCCCCGTAGCATTCGAATCTGAACGAGCACTAGGTTTCGACGTTGTTTTGGTAGAGGAACACAGCGCCCAACGTAAAGAGGTACGTGTGTTCGTACCTAAGTCTCAGATTCAAGACGGTCACATGAGCGACTGGATTGCTCGAAAGAAAATCCAGCAACACGTCATGGAGTGGACCAACGATTCACCGCCCTCGAGTGGTTGCTTTTACCTCGAGGGGCTATGTCCAGAACCCTTGTTTTACTGAGAAGAATTTATGTCTAAAATTTATTATCAAAACAAGAAAGGTAATCCTGTAAGTGTAGGGGTCACAGACCATGCCATAGCTAGGTTCATTGAGCGATACAGTTTACTATTTGGAACGGTGTTAGACATGGACGCTGCTATTGGGAAAATCGAACACCTATTTAAACACGCAACTAGAATCACGAAGCTGGGAAAACATTACCGACAAAGACTTGAACGTCACGGTAGAGACACCCTATTTTTCCGAAAGAATGAATTTACCTTTGTTATCCAAGACGCTCATCTAGTGTCAGTAGAAATCAGTGCTAAAAACCACCGACACTTGAACAAAAAGAAAGGTTGAATTTATGGTAGTTTATCAGATTGAAGTACGCGGGGATTTTATCCATTTTGAGCATCTTCGAAACAGGCGTAAGGCACTGCAACAGGCAAGGGAATATGCGAAATGCGATGTTGAACAAGTGATTGTTCGAAAGATCGACACGGGGAAAGCCTCCCCGTTCGATCTAGTAAAAATGTTTGGTGATATTTGCAACGAGAGCTTTAGTGTTGGTTTGTATTGTCCCAATAACCCAAGTACACCGAGGGCTATTTCAGAGTATATCTGGGAGTATTGTTCATGATTTACGGGACATCGCATTAACTATTCAAGGGGGACTAAAGCCTCAAATTTTTGCTCAGGGTCAGGCGAGTTTATCAACGCATGGCCCAGGGCTTCCCCTTCCGTCCTACCATACCCAATAATCTCACAATCCAACCAGACTAACCAATTCTCAGAGATGTCATCATACTCTGTTCTTACTGGCACTTTCCAAGCACGTCTGACGAGGTGTAACATACCACCCTTAGTCGGCGGGTCATCTAGTAGAGGATACAAGTTATCCATTGTCTCCATTTTCACACTGGATACACGCACAAAATAGCCGTACTCAGTATCTACTGAGGACACACCCATCATACCATCCATCCAAGAAAATGCAGGATGCTCTATAATTGATTTTTCTAAATTCGCCATAAGGGAAGGATACCAAAGTTCGTCGGACATTCCCCACAACGAGTCCCTACCCCTCGGATCTAACTGCACTTCTATTCTTCTTTCGCCACTTGGCACCCTCTGGTGAGACAAAGTATCTTCCCTCAGACACGTACCCTTGATCGGAAAACCATCGATGCATCTGAATCCTAGACTTAAAGCCTAGAATAAATTTCTTCTTACCATCAACCCCAAGGGATGATTCGCCCGTTACTATCATACTTTATCTCCGCATCTTTAAACCAGCGTGTCATTATACATGGCTCCGCTTGTATTGGAATATCTGGACACCACGCCCTAGCTCGCCGCTCCATAATTTTCTGTAGCTCGAGAGCGCATTCATGCCCTTTATCTTCTGGCGATTCAAGTATGATTTCATCATGCACGAACGCCACTGGACGAGACCCATAAAGAGGACTATTAACATCGATGTAACAGGCACGCGCAACGTGGAAGCACATATCTACACCGAAGTCAGCCGCCAGCCCTTGGAATGGACTGTTACAACCATCGGTGTACCCTACATTGCCTCGAATCCTAGAAGACCTCCACTGCCGTAGCTCAAATCTTTCTGCGACCTCGAGCTGGTCACGAACAAAACGGAAATACGCTTGCATTTCAGGGTAGGCACGGAGCCAATCAGCCCTAAGTCTCTTTGCCTCGGATTCACTCAATTCAACCCCATACGAGGACTTAGCAAACACGACGAGGGTCTTACTGGACAAACCCCCTGGTATCCCGAAGTTTGCAATCTTTGCCATCTGGCGAGCGTTCTTTATCGACTTGTCACCTTTAGACTTCAGCTCAACCGCTTGGTCGTATGAGATACCCAAGACATTGCTCGCGAAGTCTAGGTGTAAATCCTTACCATCGTTAAGGGCTTCTGCCATCTTAGATTCCAGACCCATAAAGATGCAGCATTGCGCCAGCGCACACAGCTCCGCGATACTGTAGTCAGCCTGAACATAGACATTACCCTCTCTGGGCACCCAACACTCACGAACACCCCCTAAACGCGGCTGATTTTGGACGTTAGGTTTTCTGCAAGACGTTCTGCCTGTATTGACCACAGGATTATAGCTCGCATTAACGGGTAGAGTTTTGCCTTGCTCGAGTACAGGGACATACGTTGTAAGCAGCTTCTCATCATTGCTGATCGACGCAAGCAATCCCAGGTCAGGATCACCCGATGCCTCGAGGATTTCTTTAGCGGTACTGGTAGAGCCCTTGGCAGTGATAGGGACTTCTTTGCCGCGCAATTTGTATGCAGCCTCGACCCTAGCCCTAATCTCTTTAAGGTCTTTACGTCCATCCTCTTTAACCAGACCCGTCCTCTTTAAAAGAACGCGAGCACTAGCCACTCGGTCTCTTATAGACTTTGCTAGGGTGTCCACCTTTTCGGGGTCAGTCCTCAGACCCCAGGCTCCCATAAGATGTAGAGCCCAGTGCCCTCTAGTCCTCTGATGTACATCGGGACACACCTTATCATTTGTTATCTGCCATTTCTTCTGTGCTTGAAAAACGTCCCAAGTGGATAGCGCATCGTTCAGCGCATACTTGAGAGCCTCCTTGTCCCACTGGTCTAGCGGAACACCGTCCAGCTCTCTGTATCTGAATCGCCAAGAGTCTTGTTCATCCTTACCCTCCATATCCTCACCCAGATAAACTTTGGCTAAAGCAGCTAGACTGGTAGCAAGCCTAGTGTCGCTACGAGGATCTTTACCTTCCCAACCGTGGGCAATGTGAATCAGTTTCTCTAAGACCATCGTACAGAGAGTCCTGCTCTCAGTGTACGCACGCCAGATCGATTCCTGAAGTTGGGGATACATCTGGGCTAAACAACCCATATCGTATGCAAGATTGTGCCCCACAATTAGACACTCATCGAACAGCTCACCTAGCAATTCGGGAGCTTTTGGATCAGAACCTAAAATTATCCAGGGCTCTCTGCGCTCATCACATAGTTGGGTAGACACAACGGTGGGCGCGACCCGTCCCGCACCTATCAGATAGGTTTCACAATCAATAACAACTGTACGCATAACAATCCCATCATGTTGCACCCTAAGCAGACACTAGACAAAGGCACCCCATCTTAATTGCTCCCACGGACACCTAAATCAAAGGACTAAGCGTACACATTAACAGTCCTCAAACTTAGGCTATACGTGAGATATGTTTTATAAAACCCTGGTTAGTTAGGCAGTTTTCCAAGGAGGATCAACATTGTATGGTTCGAAAACTGAATCGGGTACGACAAGCGAGTCAGCTACAACCCCGTGATCTAGAAAATCCGCGTAGTCATATAATAGCCTAAAACTTTGCCCTAGAGACGCCTCTATCTGATAAGGACCAAGCATGTAGCCTGGGGGCAGCATGGAATGATCCTGCTCATGCCTCATCATAGTCAAAAAAATAGCAAATGGAACAATCCAAGTCTGCGTTGATAGTAATTCAGGTGTGAGAAAGGTAGCGAAAAACGACGGATGCGTATTATTAGTATTGCCTATTGGTGAAACCACAACTACTCCTTAGCAGGTTTACGCCCCTTAGCCCCACTAGATAAAAGGTTGCCCCCCAAGCCAAAGGACAGAGACTTGGGGGGCGAGGGGAAAAGGTACTAGAACAATTCTGAGCCACCAGACAGTGAAGTAGTACCCTTACTCACTTTACCCTACAGAAGTGAAATCCACCACTGCAAAATTATTTCCATTATTTAGCAGCTTGAAATACACGTTCGCATTTACATACTTACCTTCAAGCATTTGTTCCTCCCCACAGACCGCAGCAACAAAATCCTCATCGAAGTTTTTGAAGTCAGGCTCGTTAGTTGCAGCCTTGAAAAACTTCATACAGTCCTCCACTGCCTTCTGGTTACGGGTCAGCTCTTTCGTGAAGCTAACACGAGCACCGCTTCGATAGTTGTCATTGTCACTTTCAACGACAGTCATTTCAGCAATGAAGTATGCCTGCCCGACCTTAGTCGGGTTTGTGCTTTCATGGTGTCGACAGTTATTTATCAACAGCCTGTATTGCCCTGGCTCGTTCAAGTAACGAGCACTGTTTGTCTCCACAATATTCGCGATGTTCTCAAATCCACGTAACATATCATTCTCCTTGTTACATTTTTACAGTCACACAACAGGAACACCCTGCTGATATAGGTTAATTACTACGGCTAGAGCGTAGTTGCAAGTAAAATTTTCTGTTTATTTCCAGTCAATGTTTCGATGTAGTTCGCTTTGATTTTACTATCTACGAACGCTTTATCGAAGACAGGGGTATGCGCGTATACGTCCACCCAGACCTCATCGGCAGATTGCCCTGGACGGTGGTGTCTTCCAAGTAGCTGCTCGGTCATCTGCCCATCTGATTGCCAAGTCAGAACGGAAGCCTGAGACCATTGCACAAGATTCTTCCCAATCCCATGCGCCGATATGCTCAACACCGCAGTATGTGGATGGTCTGGGATTTCTTGCCCCGCACCGTATACTGCATACCCCTGTCTTCTTGCCTCATCTTGCATCTCCGAAGAGTCACACCATATCGCGGTAGGTTTTGCTCGTCCAGATATTGCAGCCAGCGTATCGCTAAATAGAGATTTATTTATCCAGTGCGCGACCGTGGGCGGCACAGGTTTATGTCTCTGAGTATCCCATAGACGCCAGTTGTAGTGTATATCTCGAGAGCCGACACCGTTCTCAACGTCACGTTGTATCTTTCGAGTAACAAGCAGGGGAGAATCATAGCCCTGATCGGAGCGGTACATCAGCTCCTGATACAATGACCGTCGCCACCCTGCCCTGGCGATTAACCAGTCGTTATCTGGACCCTCGTCGCCCCAGTCCCATTCTAAGTAGTAACCCCACGATAGCTGACGCAAGCATCTCCACTTAGATATTTCAGAGTCGAACACTTCCTCTGAAGGTGTCTGATCGGAATCCGCTGCCTCGAGTAAACTCTCCCTGATATCGTCTGGAATGTCGGGGCTTTTCTTTCGTATGTATAGACTGATAGGTACGCTAGTCTCTTTGGTCGCAATGACCCCAGGCGTAGTTCTCAAGCGGAGACCAAACGCTTTTCGCATGAATTCGACTTTCTTCTTGCGGGTATCATCGACACTAACCCGTTGAAAGGCGCGAACGAGCGCGTTAGCGTGGGAGCTTGGCTCTGATACAGGATCTGGTCTCTTCACACCGTGGGTAACTGCCCACTTTTCAAGTGGAGCAAGAGCCTCTATAGACTTTCGATTATAGTTAAACCCCTGCCTCTGTATCTTCCGCTTCTTACTGTCCGTCGTCCAGTTAGGTACGTCTAATGTTATAGCCCAAAGATCTAGCTCGTCTTTCTTTAAAGGCAGGGGGGAACCTTGACGTAAAGCCAATGCGATTAAGTGAGAGAAATCCCGAAGAGATTTACTGGTTATGGTGCCTGATAGCCCGACAAACTTAGCATCCTCATTCTCCTTGAACCATCGAATCACACGTTTCGTTCTGGATGCCTCTAGTCTTTTAAGCCGATGTACCTCATCACACACAATAAGAACGTCTCTAGCAGGTATGTCTCCCCGCAACTTGTCCAGTAAGGCAGTACCCTCTGGTCTACTCAATTTAGCGTAGCTGAGAATATGAATGTTCTCAGGCATACGGAAGTGGTCAGAGAAATCTTGGTAGGTCTTTACCATCGTACTAACCGTGCTCGCAGGAACGAATACGATTACGCATCGTGCGTTAAGCACAGTGCCAGACAGTAGGGCGATAAGACTTTTCCCATGCCCGACGCCGATGGGAAAGAAACCACCTTGCATTTCTCGAACAGCCTCGAGTGCTTGGGACTGTACAGACCGTAGAGACATTGTACCATTTGAGGTTTTTAAATCTTCAGTAAGGTCTAGCCCCTCAGTAGGCACCCGCATAGGTATGTCGATGATTCTATGCGCCTCAGATGAATAGAAAGAGGGTCGAGGCGCATTGCCCCGACCCTTTTCTTTTCTCAACCTTTGCAACAGAGGATTCATGCTGCAATCTGCTCCATCCACTCATGCGCCTCACGGTATCTGTCAGTCACACTTGACGCAGGACCGTTCTTTAACCCTTCAGTCATGCAATTATAGAGCGAGTATACAGTAGGCTCCGCGAACTCACGGTGCCTCGGAGCACCGTCCTTAGCACTCTTCCAATCGTTCATAGCGATGGACATTTGCCGTGGGCTCATAACACCGTCGAAGAAAGCAATACCTAATAGCTCTGCGCCTCGGTGCCACTCCATTTCTCGAGACTTCCACTCATCTAGTTGAGTAGAAATGGATTGATAATTATCTGTAGCAGCCTCTACCGCACGAACCACAAGACCCTCGATTTCCTCTACGACACCGCTGGTATGTTTACGTTTAGACGTGAAATCAGAACCACTGATACACATATTCGAACAAACCATGATAGAAGCACCAGATACGATGCGAACACTCAAGGTCTTATCGTATGAATTAGCGAAGCCGAGAAGCGCGTGGCGATCCTCATCACCTGTTCGCAACGCTACGGAACCAAACATTTGGTTTCCCTTTGCGCCGAGAACGAATTGACGATTAGCGACCTCGAAACCCGTTATCCTCTGCGCCTTTTCCTCAATCAAATCAATCAGGTCTCGATTACTGATTGGGGCATAGCTATTTGTCTTAGTAGGTACAGGTATGCTTACCACTTCTTGGTAGCTTGCGAAGTTTGAACCTGCTCGTCCTGCAATTAAACTCATATCGTATCGTCCTTTCGGTTAAAAGTTGGGAACCTCCCCAACACTTCAATACGGTATCTAATTACGGCTAAGGCGTCAATACAATTTTGAAATTATTTTTTCAAAGCGCCTCAACTATGTTGTAGTAAGGTCTGAGAACAGTGACCGCATCTGTGTGACCAGGCAGTCTGTAGTCAGCCAATATTACAGGCGGCAGCTCCGCACCTTTTTTGATAACCCCATCCAACGTAACTGCAACACGGTGCGAGCCTGTAACACCAAAATCGTTGATGAGCAGCCAATGTCTCTGTCCCTCGGAGCCCTTGTTGCCTGTGTCCTCCCGCGTCACCGCCTCCCTAATCGGGGCAAGCATGTCGTCCATTTGGACGCAGCCTTGGATTGAGAAGTTAGGTTTACACCCTACAAATAACCAGCCCTTTTGTCTCTGAACAGCGGGCTCTGGTGTACTCGAGGTATCTTGCACAGGCTCTGGTGTATTCGAGGTGATTGATGCTTGGCATTCAAAGTTTGAGGGTAGCGCCTCAATGAGTTCTCTGCATTTAGCTTTACACTCAGCCGCAGTCTGTTTGTCCGTTGACCAGTCTAGGATTCCCATCATGGATCGGGTATCTGATGTAGACAGGTTAGTGTTACCAGACATAATGGTGTCTTTGATGTAATTGTAGACGAAGCACGCATCTGATTTCTTTAAAGAAATTGCAGTTTTGCCTGCGTGATCGGGCACCCAGTCAGGTACAACAACTTTCTTACGTGTCTTCTTTGTTTCTGTGATTTCTACTTTAGCATCCATCGAAATACCATCGGGCGGGTTTACCTCTGAAGGCATGGCGACCGCAGGCATAGGCTCTGGCTCTGGCGCAGGCTCACCTTTTTGTACAACAGAAGCAGTAGGCTCTATCTCTTTTTTCTCTTTTCTAAACTTAGCTAGTAATGGGTTCATTTCCCCGTCCTTTCTTTTTGATGCCCAAAATAATCCTTCTTTGTAACACTCGCCGTGCAGGTGGCACCCTCCGTACATAGAGCAAGCGTCGAGGTTGTACCCTAATTCGGAAACCTCTTTTTCAGATGCCGCCTTCATATCAGCAGCATCTTTGCGTATCAACGATATTCCAGCCTCTATTTCATCGTCTGTAAGTTCACAATCGACCCGCTTCGTCCGATGCGGCACTTTCGTTTCGACAACTAGATGTGAGAACTTATTGATTGGACCAAAGAACTCTAGCCCAGGGTCTCTTTGTGCAGCCCAAAGGTACATAACTGCCTGGGGATCTGTCTTTAGCTCCTCTGGAGATTTAGCGTAACGCATAGACGACGTTGTTTTGAGATCTTCTATGACCCCGAAATGCGTGAAGTCTATTCGACCTAGAGCCGAGACCCCCTCAATGAGGGGCACCTTAAAGCCGTGCTCACATTTAGAGTCCGTATTAACCATAGGCAAAGCAGCCTTAGCTATCTGCCCCGCGAAAGTGTCGGGCAACACTTTGCCATACTCTACATAGTGCTCGAGCAGCTCGTGTACGTCTGTACCTAACTGTTGTGCGGCAGTAGTCTCTTGACGTATGCCTTTGACTTTCTCGTACCACCATTTGCGCTTACAAGTTCTCCACGTCTTAATCTGAGACGGAGATACGTGTTTCATTTGATAAGACATTATTCTTTAACCAAGGACTTGCGAAATTCTGTGTCAAATTCGATTGAGTATTCACATATTCTACGCACGAACTCCGAGAAAGGACCTGAAAGTACCCCGCCCTCTCCCCAAGCAGGAAGGATATGTTTTTCCTCAATATCCTCCTCCTGCCCCGCCAGGGCTATGACTCCCACCCTCTGAGTAAGGGCGTGGAAAACTCCTTGGTAAGCGATAGAAAAGTAAGAATACGAGAAGACGATTAAGTCATAGTCTTTTTCTTTGTCGAACTCTAACCTGACACCTCTAACAGGATCGCAATCTAGGTACTTTTCCAGATACGTAATCTCTTCCCAAAGCACCTCACAAGAGACACTCTCGTCGAAAGATCCTTTCTCATGTTCTTCTAATGCAGAAGCAAGCCACTTGATAGCAGAACTGTCTCTCGTAAGCTCAGACATATACATTACCTCAGTCACACAAAAAATTTCATCTAAAGCGTTATTTAACACAGCCCAACTGTAGTTTCAAGGAAATTAAAAGCGAAGTTTTTTAAAGTATTGGTTGATTATGTTTTGGTTTTGATCCATTGTTACGGAACCACCTACCAGTAAGCAAAGGACGGACATGGACTTACACAGTTGGTTAATTGAAAAGGGGATGAGTACCCGCGAATTCGCCGCTACCCTTGGTGTTACATACCAAGCAGCTTGGGCATGGCGCAAGCAGAGAAAGTATCCAAGTGGCAGACGCCTGGCTGAGATAGAAAAACTTACCGCAGGCAAAGTTTCAGCTAAATCTTGGAGTGGGGATCATGCTTGATGTTTTGGTTCTGCCCTCTAAGTTTATAGGCAGCGGGTCTGAAGGCGGCTGGGTTATGCCTCTCGAGACTGCCCTATCTCATCGATTCCAAACAGACGCTCACATGGTTTGTTACGCACACCCTGTTAGGCTTAAAAAGAATCAGGTGCCAGATGTGGCTCCCCCGTTTGGATGTGCAGTGTTCGACATAGACGATTCCTTGGCACATGAGAACGGGTCGGATAGATCGGACGAATTTACAGAGCTGATGTATGAGGCGCAGGTACACCTGGGGCAAAAGATTAAGACTGATGTCGGTATGTATTGTACTAAAGGCGGGGGCAGACTGGTTGTACCATACGCAGAGCCCCTTAACGCAAACTTACATCAGAGTTTTGTAAGTGCTTGCCTTCATATACTTCACGAAGGTGGGTTTTCCCCTGACGACTTGAAGGATACAACACGGCTCTTTCGTTTACCCAATGTTCGCAGAGATAATGTAGATCAGGATCACCCCTTTGACTTTGAAGACATGGGTGCAGTGACTCTACAAAGAATTACGGCTACCATAGGTGCTTGGAGACTGACGAATCCTCCCGAGAATACTCACACGCGATTTGTACTACCTGAGAGCATAGGTAACGGCGAGCGCAATACAGTTTTGACCCGTTATGCGGGATCTCTAAGGCGCGGAGGCATGACACCAGAGCAAATTTACGAGGAGCTTGAGCGTGTAAACACTGAGCGCGTGAACCCTCCTATGCCCGAGGATGAGCTTTCACACATCGCGGAGAGTGTAGGAAGCTATCCAACGGAAAACAGACAAATATCTGGGGCTAGTGTCCTAGAAGAGGATGAGGATAGTAATTTCCTTGAAAGCCTGGGTCACGGAAGCGAACAGAATATAGCAGATGCATGCGTCGAGAGTTATCAAGGGACAGGTGGCGGCGAGCTTCTATATGACAGAAACAGACTTTGGTCCTACGGGAATGGCTGCTGGAAAGAGATTAATGAGAACCCCCTGTTTAGAGTTCTTAGGTCCTTTGATGGGGCTCGATATGTAGCAGGCAGAAACGCTGACGGGTCCGTAAGGTTCGGGATTATTAAGATGGGGGACCGTCTTTATTCAAATGTTATTAGTGTGATTAAGCGAAACAACTGGCAAGAGGGATTCTTCGACAGTGCCCCCATAGGCTTAGTGTTCAAGGACGGATTCTTAGACGCTAGGACACTCAAACTAAAGCCGAATCATCCTGACAATAGGGCTCTTACAAGTGTTCCGATGGAATGGGAAGGTTCTCATGTTATCCCCAGTCTATGGGATGAGACGCTTCACGATATTTTTCAGGGGGATCCTGACGCCTCTCAGAAGATTGAACTACTCGAGGAGTTCATTGGAGTAGGTTTGTTGGGTGCTGCGACAAAGTTACAGAGAGGACTGATTCTTCTTGGCAGTGGAGCTAACGGTAAATCCACAGTGCTCGAGGTCGTTGAGCGAATATTTAAGTGGGCGGGGGCGAAGACAACGGCATTGGCTCCACAAAACCTCGAGAATGACTACAACCGAGACTTGCTCGCAGGCGCACGTCTCAATGTCTGCAATGAAATGCCAGAAAGTGACATTTTGGTAGGGTCTGCGGTCAAAGCCACGATTTCAGGGGATGTCCAGACAGCGCGAAAGATTAGGGAAGCACCCTACTCCTTTAGACCCACGGCGCTACAACTGTTCGCAGCCAATTTCCTACCCTCTGTAAGCGACAGCTCCCAAGGCTTCTGGCGCAGATGGTGTATCCTAGATTTCAATAGATCGTTTCGCCCTCATGAAAGAGACCCGTATCGTGCTGAGAAAATCATGGAGTCTGAGCTTGAGGCAATTACTAAACGATGCGTCGAAAGAGGGTTAGAAGCATTAAAGAGGCGCAGATACAACGAGCCCGCTTCTAGCATTAATGCGGTCTCTAATTGGCAGACACAGGCAGATCAAGTTGCGTCCTGGGTCAGAGACTCTGTAGACATTCTTGGAGAAGATGACAGAGACCAGTGGGCTACACCTACAGAGCTTTACGAGAACTACACTACGTGGTGCAGCACTACAGGACACAGGTCTATGTCCAAGCACAAGTTCGGCAGAAGAATAAAAGAGCTAGGGATAGATTACTATAACTCTAACGGGGGCAGGAAGTACGGATGTATGGTAAAGGCACACTTGAGGCTGGTAGATTAGGACATACCCCTGGCTAATCTACTAGGACCGCCTGCCCACTTTTGTCCGTTCTTAATTTTATACGAACGGGGGTGACTTTGTTTACCATCCTGTTTGCGCTTAGAGCCGATACGGGAGATGGTGCCCTCAATGTCAAAATCTTTGAATCTATTACCCAGGGTGTAGAAATCATCTACAGTTAAAGGGTGTTCCCCTCTTCTTAGATCGACTAAACACCTCTCTGTTACCCCGAGTACGTCTGCAATACTTTGAATACCTTCTGTTCGCACAAGTGCGTGTAGATCTCTCATTACGAAATTACCTTTCCATTTACGACACACACTCCGTCCAAAATTGGTATGCAGTGTAAGTGACTGACATTATTGTGTCTATATATTACACCTAGACCGTGTTGCCAGTCAACCCCTGGTCGTCCTTTCCCTGCGGGCACCCCTCCTCTCTCGAGGGAGGCTAGACACCCAGGGCTCATGGCATGTATTTCTTTTCTACCTTCAGGCGTTTCGATAGATCTTGAGGCTATTTCTCGTCTATGGATGTGCCCAACTATGTGGTGATGTGTTGTGTTACCTAGAATGGAAGATACAGTTTTACCTCCACTACCTCTTACGATGTATCCGTGATGCAACATAACGTCCCAAAGCCAGAGAGGGGTCCCGTAAGGCTTTACGTATGTGATACCCAGTTCGTCTAAATGGAGTAATCGCTCTACGGACAGTTGCGGAGGACCGCTCTCGTTTGCGGGTCTTATGTCTGCCAATGCCCCCGCGTGTAGGTCTAACAGGGCGTTTCTCAGCCTAAGCTCATGATTACCTTCTAGCCAGTAGATAGGGGTGGCTTTACCTACAGTATCGACTAGGGCTTGTAGGTATTCCCCCAACGCATCTAGCGAAGGTTGTAGTAGTTGTCTGGTGTTAGGCTCAGTCTGAAATCGGGAGAGCTGCGGGAAGTCGATCATGTCTCCCATTAGAACTACAACATCGGGCGCTATTTCTTTAGCCGCTTTTAGAGATACTTGTAGCGCCTCCTCCGAGTGAAAGGGCTCCAGTGTCCCATCTTCTGTTCGCCTGAACCCAAATTGCGCGTCAGGTAGGCAGAGCACTGTGCCTTCTGGGGGGATTCCTTGTAAGGGCTCTCTAACGCCCTTAAAACTGAGTTTTATAGGCTCTAAATCTACTATATACTTGTGAGTCAACCATATTTTAACTTGGTACATGGTCTCAGGTGCGGTGGTGCCATCTTCTTGGCGAGCCATAGCGTCCCAAGTATTAACTACTTGCCTGTCGATTATCCAATCGTTTAGATCGATTTCGGCGGTGGCGAGTAATTGGTCCACGCTTTTGATTCTGCCCTTAGACGTGAGTGTTCTCAGCTCGCCTTTGATGTCGTCTTCTATTTTGTCTGATGGTCTGCGTCTAGGGTCTTCGTACATACCTAGTCTTCGACGAAGAGTAGTTCTGGGAATCCCAAGAGCCTTGCTCGCAGCACTGACCGATCCCTCTTCTTTTACAACGGACTGTAGATATTCGACGTTATGTAGGTTATCATCGCTCATTGGGGTACAGTGTACCACCTTAGCCGATATTCCCTACCCCCGCCGCTTGGGAAGTTCTCTACCGCTTGTACAGGTATCCAGCTTGTAGAATTTCTTGTTGTAGCTGACAGGTAAATTCATAGGACCTACCCTAGTGCCAGGAGGTATCCTCGGCACTTTCAACTCTCTTTCTATGGGGTGTGTGCTCACGACCTCGCTCGAGAGATTATCTGACGCATCTCATCATTGTCT